ATTTGATGGATTAGTTTTACCAAAATTAGGGAGGATAGATTACGAAGATCGTAAGAAGTTTATAGAGTTGAAGACGAAGCATCGTTCCAAAAGAAAGTCAGATACTAAACAAGGTTATTCTTGGATCAAAGGTTATCTACCTAAAGCTCCTGATGTAAACCACTTGAAGCAAGTTGCCTTTTACTTTCACTCAACCGGTAAGATTCCTCATTTGCTTTATGTGAACCAAGATTCTTTTAATGTGTTTACACAAGATAGTTGTGAACAATTAAAACCTGACTACTTAAAGTTTCTTGTTGATCAAGATTTAAAGAAAGCAAAAATCAGGCAGAACATTGTATACATTTGTGAGGGGGATGTAAGACGCATGGCTCAATTAATTTCTCCGCCAGATTTTTCACATTATATGTGGAGAGATTTGCAACAAGATATGATTGAGGATGCTGCTTCTTTATGGAAGGATGTGTAGAAATATGGATATAAATTATTATCATAAACAGCACGAAAAGATTCGACAACAATTCAGACATGATGCTATAATGCGTGAAATAAAAAAACGAGAGGATAAATTATTTAGAGATATGTTTATTAAAATATTTCTAATTATAGTTATATTTATATTGCTAGTTTATTTAATTGCTAGATGAAAATAATATTAACAATCATTCTTATGAATGGCACTGCTTATTCATACGAATATAGTACGTCAAGAATTGATGCTTACTTATGTGATGCATTGTTTAAAAAAAATACATACATACACACAAGTAAATTCAATGAAGGAAGAAACAAGACAGGTATATATCACAAATCAAAAGAAGTATTTGCTTATACCTGTAATTATAAAACAACATAGAGGTAACAATGAAAGAGAAAATAAAACAGGTTAATGATTTGTGTGCAGCCAATGGTGCATACGTTAATCAGCATGGTAAGAAAACAGTATCAGCTTGGTCAAAGATTAAATACTTTAGAGAAGTATTTGGAACTGAGTATGGAATAAACTGTATGATGATTGAACATACCGACAGATATGTTCTGATGAAATGCTTGATAATGGGTTACGATCCAGAAAGAATTATATCCACAGGTTACTCTAAACAATACAGAGATAAACCCGGATACATAGAGATAGCTGAAACATTTGCTATCACACGAGCTTTATCGTTCATGGGACTGATGTTACAAGACATCACTTCAAAGGAAGAGTACGAGGAATTAGATATTCCAGTGCAGCCTATGGATACTAAAGGCACAACATCAGCCAATAGATATGATGTTGATGCAGTACAAAAAATACTCAAGAATATTAATTACGCACCCCATACAGCAAAGCTAGACTTTCTATGGAGAGCTAACAAAGATCTTCTTGAGCAAATTAAAATAAACGATCTTAACACTTATCAATCAATCGTTAATAAGTTTGATAGTAAGCGTGATGAGATCACAACTCAAAATGAGGTATAGATGAACGACCAACCAAAGAACAAGATATATTTAAATCTTGTTCCTAACTTAAATAAAAAGCAAGGCGACAATCAACCAGTGATGGTAGCACCTAATTCTCCAAAAGCTCCAGAAGGAAAGCAATGGAAAATGAACGTGAATATTCAGGGAGATTGGTACGACTATTGTGCTTTTGATGGAACAGACATAGATGGTAATCCAACAGGTGGATACACTGTGATCTTAACTAAGAAAGAAGCGACACAAAACAAAACACAAGGTTCTTTTAAGCAAGGTGGATTTCAAAAGAAACCATTTGCAAATAATAAGAGCTTTGGTAATAGACAATACTAATAATAGGTAACACTATTATTCATTCTACCCTTGAGGTTTTACCTCGGCTGTTCTCAGCCACCCTTTCGTTGTTTTCCTTAAGGGTAGAGTAAACAACAAAGGAACTATACATGATTAACAAAGACGACTTCATTGATATTGAAGAAAAGATACAAAAGAAAATTATAAAAGAACGCCAAGAAGATTATGGTGATTACGAAGAAAACTTTGCATTACTTGCTGAGATGTTTTCCATTATATTATTTGATAAAATTAATAAAGCATTAACACCGGAAGACGTTGGTCATATAATGATGGGATTAAAACTATATCGCTGCACCAAGAAATTTAAAGCAGATAGTTATGATGATCTATCTATCTACTGCAAGATGACTAAGAATCTAAGACACAAAGGTATTGCCAAAAAGGATAAGTAATGGTAAAGGTTATTCGTAATAAAAACTGTGAATGTTCTTTTGTTTATACAGAAGAATTTGATAGTGCAGAAATCGCATCAGATCCAGCTGCCAAAGGTGTAGTGATTGATGTTAAGATTAAAACTATTAAAACAGTTTTTACAACGATTAAACAGAAGGATGATTTAGTTGGACAAACTAAAGATTCGTCTGCAAAAGATGAGAGATCTTCAAGAGCTTAGACATCGTAAAGCGTTGGAGTTCTTTCATAAGTATCAAAAGAATCTAAATGATTCTAAACGTTTGATATTTAAAATTGAGCAGACAAAAGAAAAGATAATGGCATAAACATTATCTAATTAAAAAAAACAACAACAGGTTGCAAACAACCAGAGGGAGAGTCATGACACCAAAAGAAATGTATAAGGAAATTAAACTAAGATATTTGTTTAATAGTTTTTCAAATCTAGATGAAAGAGAAAAGAAGATTTATCGTACAGGTTTTAAAACAGGATACAAACTAGCAAGAGAATTCTTTAAAAACAATTTTAGATATAAACATACTGTTGTTAAAGAAGTAGTTAAGTATGTAACGATCAATGATGTAGTTGTACCTGAGAATGTTAAAGAGATATTAACAATCGTTGCCAATCAGTTAGGTGTAAATGTAAATGATATTACTGCTAAGACTAGAATACAACAAGCAGTGATTGCACGATCAATATTGATAAATGTTTTAAGAGATAAATACGCTATGCCATTTACAAAGATAGCAGTTATCTTAGGTAATCGTGATCACACTACAATGATCCATCATGTTAGAATGAAAATAAATAAGAAACATTATTGGAAACCAGAGAATATAATCTGGAATAGATACCAATATGTTATGGATAATATTAAGTAGTTTTATTTTTTAAATCCTGACAATAAACTCTTGTAGGCTTTTTTAGTTATAGTAGATTCTGATTTACTTCTTGATGTACCGGCTTCTTTACGTTTGTTAATATTATAATACAAACCCTTACGAGCCATCTTACCTTCTTTAGTTTCGTGATACTTAGATTCTTTTCTTTCGTTTTTCATATTACATTGACATTAAGGATTTACCTTTTTTCTTCACACCTTTAATCGTACCTTTGTTTTCAGATGCATAGAAAACAGCTTTACCTTTTTCTTTGCCATACTCTTTTTCCATAGCAGCTAAAATCTTTTTACCTTTTTTATTCAGTGGCATATTTATGTTTACACTTTTGTTTCTTTAAGTACTCAATGTACATATTCATACGTTTATCATTTTCATTGTTATTGACAAGTGCTTGTTTCTCTTTGGCACGTACATTATTAAAGTAAATCTCATAGCAACTATGCTCTAGACTATGGCAGAAGTTTAATTTCTCAGCATTAATAACCCATCCACCTTCATTTGACATGTGTTCTTTACCACAGATGTGGCAGAACCCACAGGATTTAAGTATTGCCTTTCGTTTAGCCAAGACTAACTCTTCTTATGCCTAGCTGCGAAAGCTCTAGCTGCCTCTTTAGATCCAAACCCCCATGCTTTAAGTGCTAACTTTAATCTGGTAGGCTCACCACTTTTGCTAAGCAAAGATCCTTTCATGTTTCCAAATCGTGCAGCAAAAGAAACTCGTCTTGGATTTGTTCCAGATTTAACCGGAGCTTTTAAATTAGATCCTTCTTTTCTATTAAAGTATGCACGACCAGCAGCGTTCAATCCGCCTTCAGGATTCTGATACATTTTTTTAACCATTATAATTTTTCCTTAAAAGGATTAAAGTTGTCTTCATTTATCTTAATACATTTACATTGATTAAGTAAAGCACAAAATCCTGCATACATTTTAAAAATACATTTGCTTATTTTATCTTTACTCATATAAACTTCTTTCCTTTTTTTATAACCTTTTTAAATTTAACTATACGCTTCTTTCTTTTAGGTTCATCCATTAACCAATTAGAAATCTTCATTAATAATAATTGTATCATATCCTACCTTGACCAGCATAGGCTTTGTAAGTCTTGTGTTTGTTCACACGCTTAGTGTGTCTACCTTTTCTTTTCTTAGGTGGTTTACGAATGTGTTTATTTTCTAAATGTTTTTTTGCCATTAGATTTCTTTTTCTTCTTACCCATTTGCTGTGCAAGTAAGGTAGGTTTCTTTTTACTATATTGCTCTGAAAATATTATTGGAATTTCGTTAGACATTATTTCTTCTTTGATAATGTTTCTATTTGTTTTGTCAATTCTTCTATTTTAGATTCTTGATGTGCAATATAAAAACTAACAGTAATAACCTGTGCTAAGATAAAACTAAAATAAATAATTAACATCTTAGGTGAGAAGTATGATTTAATTTCTTCTATTGTTTTTTTTAAATCAGCTATTTCATCTCCATGATCTAGCACAACTCTATTAATGTTTTCTAGTAATCTAAAATTAATTCTTTCTCTATCCATATTCTAATCATTTTTTGAATATATCAAGAGTTGGTTTTAGTCCATAGATTGCACCAAAGATACCAACGATTAACCATTGATACCAAGTAGGAAACTTACCAAAGTAATCAAAGAATAAATCTAGTTTAGATTTGATTAGTGGATCATCAGTAAAGATAGCATAAGATAAAACAACAATGGGTATGCAAACGATTATTAAAACAAATTCGTCTTTCCATCCCTTTTGCTGATCATCATATACATCTCTTTGATATTCTATTTCACCTTTAGCCATACGTTCAAAGTATCGCTTCTCTGCCTCACTCTCTAATAGTTCTGATTGTTTATGATTCTTATAGATCTCAGCACCAGTTTTAAAAACAGTTGGTAATATACTCCACCACATATTAATAACAGCTCTTCATTAAGTTTGACAACTCTTCGCATCTGCTTGGTGTTTGTCTATACCACGCTGAGTTTAACATCTCTGCAGCTGCTCTACTATAATCATGTTCTTTTAAAGCTGCAAACATATTCTTAAACTTAGATACTCCAGTCTTTCCTAATTGAAATACCATCTCAATAATTACTTCCTTTGCAATTAAAGCTATCTCATAACCTCTAAGCAATTCTTCTGCACCCTGTACAGCTTTGTTAAAGTCTTTCTCAAACAATGCTTCAAGTATATCCTTGTCATAGATAACACCTTCAACAAAATCATCTTCTTCTGTAAGTAAATGACCATAGCCAATGGTAGCTTTACCTAATGAATCTAAATAAACTTTGGATAGGAAACCTTCGTGCTTCTTTATTCTGCTTTTTAAATCTTCGTACATAATATTCCTTTCTATTATTTAACTACTACTTTACCATCTTCATAAACATAAACAATCTTTACATTCATTCCTTGTTGTAGTTTAGATGGAGATCTATTTATTCTATCGTTCTTCTTGTGTGCGTATTTAGTATTTGATTTTCTATATGACACAGTCTTAACGTCATAGTTAGTATATTGTTTTGTCTTAGTGTTATAAACAACTAGATCTATTGGA